TTACCATTTCTGACCGCAATTGCTCTGTCTGCAATTGCGGCATACTATTCAGTGATCGGTCTTGCACAGATATTTCCAGGTTCATACTGGCCTATTATCATTATGGGTTCGGTGCTTGAAGCAGCAAAACTGGTAACAGTATCGTGGGTATACAATAATTGGAAAACTACATTCTCTGCATTGAAAGTATATTTTCTGATTGCTGTTATATTGCTCATGGCAATCACATCGATGGGTATCTTTGGTTATCTTTCTAAAGCACACATTGAACATTCTACTAGCATTACACCATTAGTTGAGAAGGAAATGATATATGAGGAGAAGATTAAAACCCTCAAAGAGAACATCGAGACTAATCGCAAAAATGTTCTCCAGTTGGATGCGGCTGTCGACCAAGTCATGGCACGCTCGGCGGACGAAAGGGGGGCTGAAAGGTCGAACCAAATCCGCAAAGCCCAACAGAAGGAGCGCCTACGAGCGGCTGATGAGATTGCTAGGGCGCAGGCCGAAATACAGAAAATTACGGAAGAAAAGTTTCCTATATCCTTGGAAATTAAAAAGGCTGAATCGGACTTGGGGCCTATAAAATATGTGGCAGATGTAGTTTATGGCACACAAGATCGTGATTTAATTGATAAGGCAGTTAGATTAGTAATTTTTGTAATCATTGTTGTATTTGATCCACTTGCAGTATTGTTGTTGATTGCTGCTAATCAAACTTACCGCAGATTGAAAGATAAGCCTGAAATCGAAATTAAAAAGGTAGTAAGAAAGAAAAAGATTGACAAGAATGATAGTCCTAGTTTAGAATCATTCTTAGTAGATGATAATCATCAAGTAATAGCAAAAGATAAAATCGTGAATATGAATGGAGATATGAATGAGCGTTCTTGAGAAGTTAAAAAAAGGTTCGACAATTAAAGAGTCGTCGATACTTTCCAAATCTCAGTTCTTTACTGAGAAAGATATGATACAAACAAGTGTACCTATGGTGAATGTGGCACTATCGGGTAATCTTGATGGTGGTCTGACACCTGGTCTGACTATGTTTGCTGGTCCATCAAAACATTTTAAAACTGCATTTGCTTTATTAATGGCATCTGCATACATGGAGAAATACAAAGATGCTGTTGTTCTATTCTATGATTCTGAGTTTGGCACTCCTCAATCTTACTTTGATACATTCAATATTGATACCGATCGTGTGTTGCATACTCCTATTACCGACGTTGAGCAGTTGAAGCATGATATTATGGTTCAGTTGCAGCAGATCGAAAAAGGTAACAAAGTTATTATTGTTCTCGATTCGATTGGTAATCTAGCATCAAAGAAAGAGGTTGATGATGCCACAGAAGGTAAATCAGTTGCAGATATGAGTCGTGCGAAACAAATGAAATCGTTGTTCCGTATGGTTACACCACACTTGACTATCAAAGATATCCCAATGATTGTTGTGAATCACACATACAAAGAGATTGGTTTGTATCCTAAAGATATCGTTGGTGGTGGTACAGGTTCTTATTACTCAGCAGATACAATCTGGATCCTTGGTCGTCAGCAAGAAAAGACCGGCACAGAAATCACAGGATATAACTTTATCATCAATGTTGAGAAGTCACGATTCGTTCGTGAAAAGTCTAAGATACCTGTAGCAGTATCATTTGATGGAGGTATTCAAAAGTATTCTGGTTTGATGGACATTGCACTTGAAGGTAACTTTGTACAGAAACCATCTAATGGCTGGTATGCTAAAGTTGACCAAGAAACTGGTGAGATTGGTGATAAGAAACGATTTGATGATACACAAACTCCAGAGTTTTGGAATGATATTCTTGCCAGTGAGAAGTTTAAAGAATATGTAAGGAAGAGATATGAAATCACTTATGGCAACATTATGGGAAAAGATCCAATTCTGGAAGAAGAAATCGATGAAACTACAGTACCTTGAAGATTATAAACTGATAGAATCTGACGATGGTAAAGTAACCGGTGTAGGCATCCTAAAGGGTGTCTATGCTGGTGTTCTTTATCACTACGGTAAAGCACAAATACGTGAAGAGGAAGATCATGCAAAAGTTGTGTTTGATTATACTATAGTGAATCCAGGAAACTATGATTTTGATGACTTGACAAAAGATACAGAATTTCATACAATAATTGGTGACATACTAACAGAAATATTACTGTCGAAAGCGGAGCATGAAGAGATTAGAAACGACGATATTAAAGAATTTGATATTTAATGAGGACTATGCCCGTAAGATTTTACCATTCATAAAGTCGGAATATTTTACCGATAACACAGAGAAAATACTTTTTGGAGAAATCAATGAGTATATCAATCACTACAAACATCTTCCTACCTACGAATCACTTGTAATTAATTTCACAGAATCCAAAAGTCTAACTGAACAACAAGTTCAAGATTCTATTGGAATGCTTCGTGAAATTAATGCTGAAAGAAATGAACCATCTGATGTGGCATGGTTAATTGACAATACTGAAAAGTTCTGTCAAGATAAAGCAATCTATAATGCTATCATGCAATCTGTGAAGATTCTTGATAACAAATCTGATAAAGATAGTAAAGGTTCTATCCCACAACTGTTGAGTGATGCGCTTGGTGTGTCATTTGATTCATCTGTTGGTCATGATTATGTTGAAGATGCAGATAATCGATTCGACTTCTACCATCGCCATGAAACAAAGATTCCATTTGACCTAGACATATTCAATAAGATTACTAAAGGTGGTTTGCCTCAAAAAACATTGAACATTGCTCTGGCAGGCACAGGTGTTGGTAAATCATTGTTCATGTGTCACGTTGCTGGTTCTTGTTTATCTCAAGGTCAGAATGTATTGTATATCACGATGGAAATGGCCGAAGAACGAATTGCCGAACGTATCGATGCCAATCTTTTGAACATTGATATCTCCGATCTTCATGCCATCAGTAAACAGGACTATGACCGCAAGTTCTCTGCAATGCGAGTTAAGACACAAGGTAAGTTGATCATCAAAGAATACCCAACCGCTGCGGCATCTGCACTTCACTTCCGTGCTTTGTTAAATGAATTGCAACTAAAGAAGAGTTTCAAACCTGATATCATTTTCATTGATTACTTGAATATCTGTGCCTCGGCTAGGATCAAGCCAGGATCCAATGTCAATAGTTACTCTTATATTAAAGCGATTGCCGAAGAACTGAGGGGTCTGGCCGTCGAGTTCTCTGTACCCATAATGTCAGCCACTCAGACTACTCGCTCCGGCTTCACCTCCAGCGATCCTGGACTTGAGGATACATCAGAATCTTTTGGTCTACCAGCAACTGCCGACTTTATGTTTGCTCTGGTCAGTACGGAAGAGTTAGAACAATTGAATCAGTTAATGGTTAAGCAACTAAAGAATCGATACAATGATCCAAATACTTTCAAAAGATTCGTTATAGGTATTGACAGAGGCAAGATGAAACTGTATGATGTTGAACAGTCAGCACAAGAAGATATAGTTGATGCTGGTCAAGTTGATGATAAGCCATTGAATTCGTTTGGTGACCGTGAGAGACTTAGTGGCATGAAGAATAAGTTCGGAGGTTTTAAAGTATGAGTTATGTGAGATATTATGATAATGTTTTACCTAAGACATTTTGTGATTCAGTTATAAAGAAATTTGAGAATCATCCAAAACAACAGAAAGAAACTTTTCTTGAAGGTCATCGTTCATTCACTGAATTGAATCTGAATGAGAACATTGTCAGTTGGAAGTCAGAGATAGAATTTCTGGTAGGTACAATGCAAACCTACATGGATGTATATAAGAAAGATGTTGGTGTAGATTTAATGTCATGGCCAGAGAATCATGGCTATGAACAACTCCGTATGAAACGATATCTTCCAAACGACCAAGATGAGTTTAAATTTCATGTGGACGTACAAGACTATGCTTCAGCACGTAGGTTTCTAGTGTATTTCTGGTATCTGAATGATGTGGAAGAAGGTGGACAGACTGCATTCCAACTGAACAGAGGACAACCAGTCAAACTCAAGGTACAACCTAGGACAGGTCGTTTGTTGATGTTTCCACCACTATGGACTCATCCTCACGTTGCATTCAAACCGGTTGGTGGACCAAAGTATATTGTTGGTGGTTATCTCCATTACATTTGAAGTATAAATACTCCAATAACAACAAAAAAGGAGTATTATATGAGTGCTGCTTCAGAT